ATTTTGTCAAAATCCCATTTTACTCTGCAAACCTTTCAGGAGATTTTGAAGTTCTTTCCGATTCTTCATCATTAACACCAAGTAAGATAACAACCGATCAGCAAATTGGTGTTGTTTTACATAGAGGTCGCGCTTTTGAATCAAGAGATTTGGCTGCTTTGGCTGCTGGTTCTGATCCTATGGCTGCAATCGGTCAAAAGATTGGTGCATATATAGCAAACCAAAGACAGAAAGACTTATTCTCCTGTCTTTCAGGTGTATTCGGTTCTATTAATGCAAACTCAAGTAGTTCAGCTTTCTTTGATCTTTGTATAGATTCAGAATCAGGTGATAGCCCAACAGCGCTTTCTCCTCGTCATATCGCAAGAGCAAGATCAATCCTTGGAGATCAAGGTGAGAAGCTGACGGCGATTGCGGTTCACTCAAAAGTCTTTTATGACTTGGTTGAAAGAAACGTTATTGATCGTATTTATGACAATAATGGTGATGCTGATGCTTCAGCAACTTCTGGTACAACTGCAAATGCTTTCGGTAGCCCAACAGTTCCAACATTTATGGGATTAAGAGTTATCGTTTCTGACGATGTACCAACCACAGGTTCAGGCGCTTCTACGGAATACAGTACGTATGCTTTTACGGCGGGAAGTGTTGCATCGGGCGAGCAGGCTGGACTAACCACAGAAACAGACCGCGACATTCTCGCAAAGTCTGATGCTATGTCTATTGATTTACATTACACATA